GCCTATTTTTTATTTGCAATCGAAGATACATTTATAGAGTGGGGCGTTATAATTAGTGACAGCGTATTTTATGGGAATTACAGCGCTATTATGTATGGATGCCTGGCAATATTAGTATATGCGGTGACTTATGATAGAATGGGGGTTAATAGATTGGGAGCTGGTAAAGATTTGCCTTGGTTTAGCCCCGATACCCATTTTCATAGCGAAAATAATTTATGAGCGCCGCGACAAAAGAAGAGCTACAAGCAGTAGCAGACAAGCTTCACGCAAAGATTGATGATAAGCATAGCGAGCATACCTCAAGCTGGAGAGAGGTGTCCGAGCAGTTTCACGAATTAAATCTTAATCTAGGGCGAATGCTTACAAAGTATGACGGCCAAGAGGACACAAACGCTAGGCACGCGAAAGAGTTGGAGTCCTTGCGGGAGTGGAAAGATGAAATGGTTGTAGAGTTCGCAGTGGTTAAAACCAAGCAAAAAGTAGCGGTAGGTATAGGCGGTAAGTTTATGATGCCAATTATCTACGCTATGTTCTTCGCTAGTAACGCTATCGGTATATTTATATACTTGAACAAATAAATTTCTGGGCTAAGTAATGGCAAACAGATCAGTCAGCGGAATAACATATTTAAGCGCATTTACATATAACGCTGGCGACTCGCTGGATTTAAGCGGTGCAGCAATACTATATGTCGATATTTCTAGCCTTGATATTACAATTATATATTTCAATAGCCCGCTTCAAAGGTTAGTCCTCCAAAACGCATCAACAACAGATATTGTAATTCTGAACATAACAGGCTCGCTTGTAGGTACGGGCGGTGTTATAGAGATGGACACAGGTTTTGTTTCCTTATCTTCGCCATATATTGTGCCGGTGGACTCGCTCGGCAATAGGCCGTCACGAATCGGTTATTTCGTAGCTGATGGGCAGACATACACGGAATGCACTTCGTTTTCAAATATGCGAGCCGATGAGCGAGGCCTTCATTTTATTTATGACAGTCTAACCGGTTCTATAACGGTAGGCGATGGCATAAACGGAAAAGTCCCTTCCGGAAATATTCAAATACCCAACTACTATGTTGAGATGAATGGCGGGACAACTCTTTTAGATGGTGGAAGCCTGATAGGTGGTGGGGCTTTAGTTTTTATTGATTCCGGCTTTTCCGCTTCTCAGGTAATAAATGTAGATGCTGCAACCTACTGGGGAATAGTTAACGCTACAGGTAACTATTCAAATAGCAACTTAGAGAAAAGCTCGAACGGGAAATTTTGTTTTGTTCAGACCGGGGCGAACAATAGGTCTATTAAATTTGGCGAGACATCATCAACAGATCATATCTTATATAGCATCGAAGCAGTACCGACGTCCGAAAGAGTTAAAAATTATTTGCGTCCTTTGAATGGGGTTGTTGAGGCTAGATACTTAACTCAACCTGCCTCCCCACAAGGTTTCGCTTTTACCTCTCTTAACAATGACGGAGGCGATGCCATTGTTATTGACCTTGGCGGAAACAAAAACGCCTTTGAGCTAGAGGGAGGGGTTGGCGGTAGTACTTATTTAAAATACAGCACAGGATATAGGATAAGCGATAATAGCTTCTATATTGGTGTCATTGTCAGAAATTCAAACGCCGATGGCGACATTACCGGTTTTGAGCGAATAGGCTCCGAGGCTTGGCCGAGTCAGTCGAGACATTTTGTAGTTGGTCAATCTGGGGCTATGCGCGTAGGTAGCGATAGCCAAGATATAGTCTTTCCTGCTGATGCTGATTTTTACGAAATGTTTAATATTGGCTTCGATAGCAGGGTGTCCGTAAACCGAGTAATAAATAACGGCACTAGCTCAAGGGGTAGTTATGACTACAATCTTTACGGCCCTCGCGGGGGCGTGTATAGCAACCTTAAAATGCTTAATGACAGCGACCACGGGAACCAGCGTCAAGATAATACAGATTTTCATTTTGTAAGCATGATAGGACGTGTGCCTAAGTTTGGATATGGGATGACCCATAGCGAGATCATAACCAATAGCGCAGCGGATGAAGTTAGTATTTGGATGAACCCGTTTACCGCAACTACTGGCGATATTGTATTTAATAATGGTAAGACTTACTACGAACCTAATACGGTCGCGGAGCAAAAGAGCGGTACAATATCCGGCGTGGGTATTGCAGACGATGTTTTGTTTTCTGGTAGCTCATTAGATAAATTTACTTTTGAGTGTAAGATATGGCTTAAAGGTGATCCTGAACCTAGCGCCTACACCACCATGAACACGGTTAACGTGCAAGCTCTTCAAGCTGGTTACACCACGTCTACGCGCTGGCTGTTAAAGTCAAGAATCACTAAGAATGGTGATGACTTAGATGAGGGTTACGTCTACGGTATAGAGATTCAGTGCTCTTCTGATCCATCGTTTATCTGGAGTCCTGATGCTGAGGATATGATCCTTGATATTGGTGGCGGGTTACGGGCTGGGGATTATATAAGGCTGGAAAATGCATCAGGCACAACTCAGTTTTACGGACAGGCTTCTTCATCCTCTGAGATTATTTCAATTTCTGGTGATTACGATGGTGAGGAATGGAAAAGTACTGTCGATAGAAAGGGGTATTCGCCTGATGTCGGCACTTTTACCGTTGTTGCTGGATCAACGATACCTGTTTCAATAGCTTTATTCGAGTACAGGCTAAGGGATGGCGGCACTATGTCCAGTAATTCATATCCTACAAATGTATCGGTCGCCTTTGACTTGGCGACACCTCAAGCAACCATTACAATAAATAATGCGCAAGTATCGCCGCAAGCTATATTTGATGCATTTGAAAATGCATTACTTACTGAGAGCGGCATGGCTTGGCATTCCCAACAGGGGACGATAGTTCAGTGGGATGATATTATACAGGGTGGAAAGCAGCTTTATCTACAGGCGGGAATCAGATTGTTTGGGATAGGATTGAACGCTGGTGTGTCTGGTATCGTAGGAGCTGTTGATAATGTGATTGTTGCCCCGGGTAGCGCTCAAGTTACGTTTGGTTCCGCATACAAAGAATATACTCAAGCCGATAGAGATCGTGACGATTTAATAAAGGCTAGGGTTGATGTTATACCCGACAACCCATTATTGAGTAATGATTCAAGGCTTGATGGCTATTCTACGTTCAACCCTTCTGTTGATACGGTAGAAGGTAGCGAGACTTACGATGAGTCGCTAAGGCTGATTAGGGCTGAGGCGGCAGGAAAGGTGGCCGTGTCTGGCGATGATGTTACATTCAGGGATGCGGCAGATACTAAAGATCGTATAGCAGCAACAACCGATAGCGACGGCCAAAGAATAATGGTTACAGTAGATCCCAGCTAATGGGCTATTACGCATCAAACTGCTATAAATCTAATTATTATGCCGCGAAGTATTACGGTAGAATAATATGGTCTACCGTACCGGATAGCGATAATGAATGGGATAAAGTAATAGGTGATAATTCTGCATGGGTTAATGTAGTCGATGGCAATCAATCATGGCTTCCGCTTATAGATAATGTCGGCGCTTGGGTAGCAGATCAAGCGCAAGCCGATCAATGGGGTGTAACATCAAGCACTATATCTAGTTGGAGTAAGGCAGAAAACTCATTGTCGGCATGGGATGGTATGGACGATAAAGCCGACGCATGGATTGCATCGAATGATAGCACTCCATCATGGGGTAATGTAGAAGATGATATAAACGAATGGACAGAAAAGCAAAACAGTAACACTAACTGGAATAAGCAATAACCTATAGGACTGCTTAATATGAAAGAGAAAATCAAAGAAGGTAGGCCAACAAAGTACAACAAAGAAATTGTGGCTGCCGCACGTGAATATATCCAAAACTACAAAGCTTACGATGATGTGATCCCCTCTCACGCTGGCATGGCATGCGTTTTAAAGCTTAATAAAAGCACTCTTTACGACTGGGCTAACGACCCAGAAAAGGACTTTTCCGATATATTAGCAGAGTGTAACCAGGCGCAAGAGCGAGTCTTGCTTAATGGGGGGCTGGACAACAGCTTTAATTCGGCAATTACTAAGCTAGCGCTAGGTAAGCAAGGGTACTCAGAAAAAACCGAAGTCGATAATACTCATGTGCTTATGTCGCATGAGGAATGGTTGGACTCCTTGGATGGATAAGCGTTTACGGCTGAAAGAAGATTTCGAGTTTTACGCTAGGAACTGCTTAAAGATACGAACCAAAGATAAAGGCTTGCAGCCGCTCATTCTTAATGATGCTCAGCGCTATATCGATCAAAGACTACAGGAGCAAATAAAAGCCACGGGAAAGGTTAGAGCGATAATCCTTAAAGGCAGGCAGCAAGGCGCATCTACTTATGCGGAGGGTCGTTATATATGGCGCACAACTCACAACAAAGGCGTTAGGGCGTTTATATTGACTCATGACGGGGAGTCAACAAACGCATTGTTTGAAATGACAGAAAGGTATTATGAAAGCTTGCCGCCCTTCGTTAAGCCTAGCCTTGGCGCGTGTAATGCTAAAGAGTTGCATTTTGACCTGCTTGATTCTGGTTATAAGATAGGGACTGCCGGAAATAAGGCGGTAGGTCGAGGGCAAACAATACAATACTTTCATGGGTCGGAGGTTGCATTTTGGATGAATGCAAGTGAGCACACCAAAGGGATTATGCAAGCCATCCCTGATGCTGATGGGACAGAGGTTATATGGGAGTCAACGGCTAATGGGGTGGGTAACTTTTTTCATGAGCAGTGGAAGCTAGCCGAAAAGGGGTTAAGTGAGTTTCAGGCTATATTCGTTCCTTGGTTTTGGCAGAAAGAATATAGCAAGGAGGTGTCAGACGATTTCACTTTAAGCATTGAAGACGAAAAGATTAAGTGTGCTTATGCTCTAACTGATGAGCAAATGCTATGGCGCAGAGTTAAGATTTCAGAGTTGACTACTGACGGCGTAGATGGGAGTAAGGCGTTTAAGCAAGAATACCCGATGAACGCGGCTGAGGCCTTTCAGGTGTCGGGTGGTGACGGTATGATATTATCCGACCACTGCATGAAAGCGAGAAAATTAAAAGCAAACGGTAACGGCCCGCTGATTGTCGGCGTTGACCCGTCGAGAGGAGGTGATAGGTTTGCTATTATGCGTCGACAAGGGCGCAAGATGTATGGCATGGAGTCGTATATTGGCGACGAGTGTGACGCGCTAGGAAAGAACGTGGCTATATGTAAGCGCATTCTTGACACTGTTGACTCGGTAGCAGGAAAGGAGCCTGACATGATGTTTGTGGATTATGGTGCAGGTGCAGACTTGGTCGATCGACTTCACGAGCTGGGATATAAAAAGCGTGTAAAGGCTGTTAATTTTGGCTCGACGCCATTAGATCCAATTAAATACAAAAACAAAAGAAATGAGCTATGGGGTGAAATGGCTGACTGGATGGTTGATGAAAGCCTGCCTGTAGACATCCCGGACAACGATGAATTACAAGCGGATTTGTGCGCATCCCCCTACACTAGAGATTCTAACGATAGACGTGTATTATGGAGTAAGGATAAAATCAAGCAGAAATATGGCTTTTCTCCTGACTTTGGCGATGCTGGGGGCTTAACTTTTGCTGAGCCTGTGCGAACCGACAAAAAGAAGAAGAAACTTAATTACCCGAAAACGAGTATTGCATAATGCCAAAGATGACCGACCGAGAGCTGATAGCTATTATTGATCCTGCCGAGAAGGATGCCACAATATTTAATGGCGACTTCATGGCAGAGAATAACAAGTACTTAAAAGAGTATCTTGGCGAGCCTTACGGTGATGAAGTGGAAGGTCAGTCGCAAGTCGTAAGCACTGATGTAGCCGATGTGGTCGAGTCGGATATGCCGTCACTAGCTAGAATATTCATGGGTTCTGGCGATATACTCACATTCCAGCCTAACACCGAGAATGAGGTGGAGGTTAAAGAGGCCGAAGAGAAAACCAAATATGTTAATTGGATCGTAAGAAATCAGCCTGAATCATTCCAAACTCTACACAACTGGCTAAAGGATGCAGAAATACAAAAGAATGGCGTGGTCAAGTATTTTGTAGATGACTCTAAAGAGGTTGAGACTGTAAGTTTTGAAGGTGTCGATGTTAATGAGCTGGCACAAATAGCTGAAAGCTTAAAAGGCGCTGACGTTGACAAGGTAGAGATAGCCGATCAGTTGGAATATGAGCAAGGCGGCACGTTTGACATTAGCTTTAGAGTGACGAAAAAAGATAGCAAGATTTGCATTATTAACGTCCCCCCCGAATCATTCCTCATTACAAAAAACTCTACGTCAGTTAACGACGCATCTTTGGTTGGTGATCGTATGCGCAAGACGCGCGGCGAGTTAGTGGCAGACGGGTTCTCTCGTGATCTAATAGACCAGCTTCCTACGGTCGGCGATAAAGACGCGCAAGGGCAAGAAATTAAAACTACTCGCGAAGGTGATCAAGGTGGATCAAGCGATATCGGTTCGAGCATAAATGACTGGGCAAATGAGAGCGTTGAAATATTTGATCTTTATATGAAGGTTGATTATGACGGTGACGGCATAGCAGAGCGCCGCCATATCATGAAGTCAGGTAACCATATATTGATAAATGAGCCGTTTAACCATGTGCCATACGCTTCATTGTCGGCTATTTTAATGCCTCACAAGGCTATCGGTAGATCGAGAGCGGAGGTTACAAGTTCGGCACAAAGACAAAAGACCGTTCTTATCCGTGGCGCTAACAACAACATGCACATGGTGAACAATCCTCGAAATATTGTTCATCCGGATGTTGATTTGGATGACATGCTGACTGTGAGAACTAACGGAATCGTTAGGCTTGAAGAGGATAGTCAGGTATTGCCACAAAATGCTGTATTCCCTTTGCAGATACCATACATTGGTGATCGTGCGTTACAGATGATTCAATACGTGGATCAGGCAAGAGCGCAAACAACTGGGCAAATGCTAGCCAACCAAGGTCTTGACAGTGATGCAATAGGACGGGAGACCGCAACGCGCTTTCAGGGTATAGAAAAGTCAGGGGAGGCAAAGATAGAGCTTATCGCTAGAAACTACGCTGAAACGGGTTTCAGAAAGCTATACGAGGGTATTGCGTGGCTAGCTTCAAGATACCAAAACACTGAAACAGAAATGCGTGTTTTAGGCAAGGCTATGACGGTCGACCCTAGAAAGTGGAAATATAGCCACAGCACAACCTCTGTAGTTGGCTTAGGTGCTGGCAACAACGAACAAATGGTTGCGTCGTTGCAAGGAATATACGGCATTCAGCAGCAATTAAAGGCGCAAGGTTCTGAATTGGTTGATAGTAAGGACATCTACAACACCTTAAAACGCATTGTTGATGGTCTTGGGATGCCTAGAGTCGATGAGTTCTTTAATGACCCAGAAAAGCCCGAAGAATTATTACAAGCACAGAACGAGATACTCCAGCAGTCGGTTCAGCAGCTACAGCAAATGGTGGAGCAATTACAAAACCCGTTAGCTGATGCCGAAATGGTTAAGCGTGAGGGTGAGCTGAAGATTGCTAACGACAAGCTATTGCTAGATGTCGCCAAACTTGAGGAAGATAGACGACAATTTAATGTTTCAGCGGCTCAAAAAGAGACAGATAGCGAACGTAAGACGGCTACAGATTTAACCGCCTTAGAGTTAAAGCACGGGCAAGATATTGAAGGGGCTTTAGTTTGAGCAAGGGTAGTGGGCGCAGGCCATCACAGGTAAGCAGTGAGCAGATAGCATCTAATTGGGATGCTGTATTTAAACCGTTGAATAACCAGAAGGACTCAACAAATGAGCGACAAAGAAACAATAAAGAAAGCTGTAGCGGACAAGAGCCGAGCGGATCAGGCGCGAGAGCTGTTAAGTAATCCTCTTTATGTAGAGGCGGTGTGCGCAATACGTGCGGCATTGTATGCAGAGTTTGAAGATAGCAAGTTTTCTGATACCGAAAGCCGCCATGAGTTATGGCAAAGAATGCAGTTAATGAAAGCCTTTCAAGGAAGGTTTGAAAGCATTGTAAAGAAAGGCGAAAAAGCAGATCAAACGATTAGCTTGTTAAGCAAATAAATGAACCCTTTTTACTAGGACAATCATAGGTGATATAATGAGCGAAGCAGAATTAATTGAAAGAATTTCAAAAGCTAGAGGTAATACGGAGCCTGAAATAGAGCCAACCGAAAACCTAGAAGCTGTTGATGTCTCAGAAGTTGAGACGCAGGACGATCCAATCGTGGAGGCTGATGTAGAAATTGCAGAGGTTGAAGCGGTTAATGACTCCGAAGAGTTGGATGTTGTCGAGAATGACGACGATTCTACTGTCGATGATGGAGAGGACCTTTACGTTGAATACAAAGGGCGTGAAATAAACCTTAAAGATGTCGAAGAGTGGGAGCGTGGAAGTTTAAGGCAGGCTGACTATACGCGTAAGACTACGGCGGTAGCTGAGGAGCGAAAAGGGCTTGAAGCGGAGCGAGCAGAGCTTGAGAAGCAAAAAGCTGAATTTGAAAGCAAGGCGGCAGAAGTTGAGGCCATTATTGCTGAGGAAACTTTGAGCGCTGATGATATTGCAGAATTGCGCGAGTATGAACCAGAGAAGTATATTGAGTATCAAGAGAAATTAGAGTCTCGAAAAAAAGCTATTGCAAGCGCCAAAGAAGTTCGGCCTCGCAGTAGCTATGATGTCGAGGCTGAGCGTGCCAAGTTAGTAGAAGCCAATCCTCAGTGGCTAGAGGACGGAAAGCAAACAAAGGCTTTTGCTGATGATATGGCGCTCGTAAATTCTTATGCGTTATCGGTAGGGTATACAGGTGAAGAAATTGGAAAAATCCAACAAGCTCACCACCTGTTGACACTATTAGATGCGGCTAAATACCGCGAAAACAGCAAAAAGAATTTGGCTATTGAGAAAAAGGTACGAAAAGCTCCGGTTACTACTAAGCCAAGAGCGGCAGCAAAGGCTAATATTGTTACTGAGATCGAGCAAGCGCAAGCCCGATTAAAGCAAACAGGAAAGCCCGAAGATGCTGTAAAATTACGACAACTTAAACGACAACTTAATAGGTAAAAATTATGGCTACTCCAGCTGATACAACTTCAACATACGATGCTATTGGTAATCGTGAAGATTTAAGCGATGTTATTTATGACATCTCACCAACTGAAACGCCGTTTTTAAGTGGCATTTCTCGCACCACTGCTACAGCAACCAACCACGAGTGGCAAACCGACAGCATCGGTACTGCAAGCTCGACAAACGCGAAAATTGAAGGTGATGACGCTACCACTACTGCGGCTACTGCTTCTGTTCGCTTGGGTAATTACACCCAGATCAGTGACAAAGTTCCACGCGTTACCCGTACACAGCGACAAGTACAGTCTGCTGGTCGTGGTGATGAAATGGATTACCAGATCATGAAAATGAGCAAGTTGCTCAAGAACGATATGGAATCAGCTATTTTAGCTAACAAAGCTAAGGTTGTGGGTTCTGAGTCGGTAGCTCGTGAGCTTGCAGGTATTGAATCATGGCTAGCCACTAACGTTGATCTAGGCGCTAGCGGTGTTGCACCTACTGGTGATGGCACTGATGCGCGTACTGCTGGTACGGCTCGCGTACTTGCTGAAACGCAGCTAAAGTCTGTGCTAGAAAGCTGTTATAACGAAGGCGGCAACCCTGATACCATTATGGTTGGCGCTTTCAATAAGCAGGCATTCTCTGGTTTCGTTGGTGGCGGCGCTTCTGGCCCTGCTCAACGCACAGTTGACGGTAGCTCTAAGTCGGTAACTTCGGCTATCGACATTTACGTGTCGGATTTTGGTAGCTTGAAAGTTATCCCTAGCCGCCATCAAGTGCAATCATCTATGCTGGTTCTTGAGATGGATAAGTGGGCTATGGCTACTTTAGTAGACTTCCAAGAAACGCCACTAGCCAAAACTGGTGACAGTGATCGTGTTCAGATTCTATCTGAATACACTTTGCAGTCGTCAAACGAAGCCGCTAGCGGTATTGTTGCTGACTTAACCACAGCTTAATCTAAGGGGGTGAAAGCCCCCTTTTTACTAAGGTAATTGCAATGAACGAATCTAACTGTTTGGTGTTAAGAAGCTTCTCTTTTGGCGGTTCGCAGTACAAAAAAGGAAGCAATGCTTTTCTTGATGGTAAAGCTAGAGATTTTGCTGAGAATCACGGCTGCGCCAACTTTTTTAAAGAAAGAGAAGCAAAAAAAACAAAGTCTAAAAAATAGCATAGGGTAGCCTGATGACATCAATAGTCGAGCATGATAGTTTCACCGGGATAACAGAGGCTTTTCATAAGGACTCTATGACCGGCGAGATTAAAGTAAATAAGTCTGCTGATTTGTCAGGCTCTTTTTCATCAAATTTGCAAGAAAAAAACAGCGCTTCTAGTGGCTGGAAAGAGACTTTCCATAAGGTCGCGTCAATACACCCGCTAATAATTGAAATGTGGTATAACGAGCTAAAAGACTTGGGTTATGACAACCCCAATCCATTGGCCGCTGAAAATAAGATGTGGCTAATAGCCAAGCTAAACAGCCGAGACTTTCAAAAATTACGCACTAAAGAGGGTAAATTGTGAGTCTTGATACATTCGACAACCTAAAAAAAGAAATTATTGACTGGTCTCATCGATCCGATATTGATTTAAAGGTTGACACTTTTATTAAGATGGCGGAGCAGGATATGTTCGCTAATCCCGATGAGATATTGCGTGTTAGAGGCCAAGAGACTAGAAGTACGGCTACTGTTGACGGGCAGTTTCTAGCGCTTCCTGATGACTTCCAGTCGATGCGAGGATTGAGTATTGCGGCGGCTGGCGGGGATGTAAACCTTGTGATGAAAGCGCCTTCACAAATAACGACAAAGCCTACTACTGGACTACCTAATTCTTTTACCGTAACGTCACAAATAGAGTTTGATCGTGTGCCAGACTCTGGGTATGTCGCTACTATTCAATACTACGCAATTCCTACGCCGTTAAGCAGCTCTAATCAAACAAACGACATATTAACAAAGTTTCCTAATATTTATTTATTCGGTGCTCTGTCTGCTGTGTTTCTGTGGGCTGGCGATCAAGAGCAATACGCCACTGCATACCGCTCATACATTAGCGCCATAAAGGGTGCAAACAAAAAAGATAAGCAAGGCAGATATGGCCCTTCCCCGTCAATGACTATTGTTGATAGGAGCATAGCTTAGTGCCATTTAAAAGAAATATCCCAATAAACGTAACAGGGCCAAGCTATCAAAGCAGGTCTAGGCCGCTGTCATCACAACAAACGCTTAACTTTTACCAGCAGCTAGTACCTGAAGGTGTAGACCAATTCGTCTTGCATAGCTGGTTTGGTCTAAAATCGGTTTCGTCTGTGGTTGGATTAGATCGCGGCGTAACAAAGATGGCTGGCATCGGTTACAGGGTCTGCGGTAGCGCCTTATATTCTTTTGATAGCGAAGGAGATCACACGGAGATAGGTAGTATCGCAGGGGCTTCACGCTGCATTATGGCTAGCGATGGGTTTAACCTTGTTATAGTCGTCCCTGCTGTCGCGGTTTATATGTACGATGGCGAATCTTTATCTACAGTTACGGATTCAAATATCGTGGGCGCTATTTCCGTAACTTATTTGAATAGCCAAATGATCTACACTAAGCCAGATTTGTTTGTTATTGCAGACCCCGGAATACCTAATCAGGCTAGCGGGTTAAATCAAGCCAGTGCGGATAGCATGCCCGATAAGATGTTGCACGCTTACGCGTTTCAGCAAGCGGTGTATATGATAGGGGAGGGTTCTATTGAGCCTTGGTGGAATACTGGCGAAGGAAACCCGCCACTAGCTAGGCTTGATGGTCAAATAATTCAAGTAGGGTGCGCCGCTACCCATTCTATTGCCAATACAGACGAGGCGCTTTACTGGCTTGGCGACGATGCTTCGGTGTGGAGAATATCTGGCGGGACAAAGGAGAAGGTGTCGTCTGTAGCCATCTCTAACGCGATAGAGAAGTATTTAAAAATAGATGATGCTGTGGGTTACACCTTAACTAAGCAGGGGCAAAACTTTTATATTTTAACCTTCCCCGCTGAAAACAAAACATGGGCGCTTACTGAAAATTTAGGCGATAAAGGTTGGTTTGAGTTGTCTACTGGTACGGATCAGGGGAAATACCAAGCTAGCGGGTCTGTAATGATCGGTAGCGACACTTGGATGGTTGACGATGGTGGATTATATAAGCTTGATGTCGATACCTACACAAACGGCGGCGAGACGATACAGCGGCGCAGAACGATGGGCGTTATCTCAGGTGCAGCTTTCGGTAAGCGTGGCGCAGAGATACAGCTATCGAAGATTAAAATATTGATGGAAACGGGCGTTGGAATTATATCGGGCCAAGGTGAAGATCCTAAAATAATATTAGAAATGTCATACGATGGCGGTAGATCATGGAGGGATTACGGTTTTGCAAGGATAGGCAGAATGGGCGAGTGGGGTATTCAGGTTGAATTTGATATTCTCGACACGTTCTATGAGGCCATTCCAAGAATCACAACAAGCGACCCCGTGCCGTTTTCTATTTATTCGGCAACTATTGATTTGAGGTTGGCAGGTAGACGATGAGCATACAGGTAAACCCACCGCCACAGATAAAAATACCGCCTCAGCTTGCTAAAATTCCCGGGTTTTCCGCCCTATTTAATTCGCTGCAAAGAACTATAACCCAGCTTTGGCTTAGAACTGGCGGCGCTACTGATTCGATAGCGGATGGAGCGGATGGAGTGTTGGCTCTTGAATTGGCTGTTAGCAATGAGATTAGGGTGTCGGCAAATGAAGCTGATATTGAAGAAATAAAAGAAGATTTAGAAAATATTGGCGTTATATCTGAAACCACCACAGCGGTTGATTACACCACCGCGTCAAATAACTTGGTCAGAGTGACAGCCCCGTGTACGATAACGCTTAACCTATCGCCCATCATCGGCGAAAGATCACTAATACAGCCACAGGGTAATTTTTTAGTGACGGTTATCGGCAATATAAATAACGATACAGAGGTTTTAATGCATAACGCTTACGATCTTATGGATGCGCGATACACTGCGTCAGGGTGGGTTATAGTATGAGCAATTTTGGCGTGCCTCAGTATAATTTAAACTCTACTTACGCAGCAGATGATAGATCACAGCTAGTTCGGTCAACTTGGACATGGCTAGATGTTGCTCGTGGATTATCTTCTGGTGTTAGCACGGTTAAAAAGTTTGGTCGCAATTATGGGGTAACGTCCACCTATTCGCCATTATGTATTGGGGGTGTTTACCCAACGCCGCAAACTGGCAGCACGCTAAGAATAAAGGCAGGCGGCGATGCTAACGATACGGCGGCAGGGAGTGGCGCAAGACAGATAACTATTGAAGGGTTAGATGATAGCTTTAATTTAATCAGTGAGACAATAGCCACGGCTGGCGCTTCGGAATCTTTTGCGACTACAGCAATATTTACGCGATTATTCAGGTTTTATGTTAGCGAGTCAGGCACTTACGCTACCGCATCGAGCGGCTCTCATTCGGGTGACATTGTTATTGAGGACAGTGCAGGTGTGGGCGATTGGGGCACGATAGATTCTGTCGATTTCCCCAAGTCGCAAAGCGAGGTTGGCGCATACTCAGTGCCGTTAAGCAAAACAGCTTTCGTAAAATTACGGTCTCTTACGATTGACTCAGGAAAAACGGTAAATGTGGGGCTGTTTGCACGGTCTGGAATAGATCAGGTGTCGCCTCCCTATGATGCAATGCGTACACAGTCGGTAGTGTCTGGCGTAAGTGGTGGCAGCATAGAAACTTTTGGCAGTGTGGATGTGCCATTTGGCCCGTACTCTGGCGGCACCGACATAGGTTTTATGGCTAAGGTTTCCTCGGGCACGGCCAGTGTATCGGTTGAATTTGAGGTGTTTCTTTTGGATGATTAATTTTGAGGTAAGAATAGCGCCAATTAGTGATGCTGAGAAAATAATATTCGACCCTGAAATATACAACCGAATAAAAATCGATGGTATTGAAGTTAAAGAACTGCCAACAGAAAACGTCATCTATGTAGGCGGCTATCTCGACGGTGAAATTGTCTCCCTAATGATGTATTATATACGAAATAAATACACAACTTGCCATGTACACGTCTTAAAGGCACACAGAGCAAGGTTAGCGGTTAAATTTGGACGGGAGTCTTTGTTAATGCGGCCTTGTAATGCCCTATATACTAATATCCCCTCTAATTTTCCCGATGTTATAAAATTTGCCGAGCATTTTGGCTTTAAATATATCGGCCTTGTGAATGGTCAAAGATTGTACGGAGTAAACTATGGGTTTTATTAGTGATATATTTGGCGGCGGAGATCAGGCCGATGCGGCGAGGGATGCCGCCTATCAACAATCCGCGGCGGCAAGAAATGCTATAGCTGCTAGCGAAAGAGCTGCTGATAAAGGGCTTGGTTTTTTAGAGGGCTTTTCTGGAATTAAAGATCGAGGAATTGCCGAATCTAATTTTTTGGCAAACCCCCAAGCGCAGTTTGATTACCTGCAAAGCAACCCGCTTTTTGATCTTGCTCTGAATAATGCTAATCAGCAAACGAATGCTCGCGCAGCTAGTCAAGGGCGGTTAAACTCTGGCGACACACTTGAGCAGTTATCGAACAATGTATTGCTATCTGCTAAGCCGCTCATAAACGACCAAAGGCAGGATGTAAATAATCTACTAAACCTGGGCTTCGGAACGTCTCAAGCCCAAGCCAATACAGCAATAAATCAGGGTTCTACCGAATCCAACCTCTTAACAGATATTGGTGCAGCTCAGGCCGCAGGAACTATTGGTGCTCAAAACGCAAAATCACAAGGCGTTAATAATCTTCTTAGTCTTGGTGGCGCTCTTTTTGATGGGATTTTTTAAAAAATAAAGTAGTTACGACATGATAGGAGTTTCTCATGGCAGTTGATCCGCGAATAGCGTTAATGGGTCGGGGTGTCGATGTTGGCGGCACTTTCTCTAATATACTAAATAACGTCTCAAAAATGGACGATATTAAAAAACAGCGTGCGATGTTGCCGCTTGAAGAGCAGTTAAAGCAGGCGCAGATAGCCAATCAACAGCAAGTGCTTACATCTAACGAGCTATCAAACAATAAAGTGCGACAAGATCAATATTTGTCTAGTGTTGCGCAGGCTGGCGCCGAAATATTGCCTGCGTTAAATTCTGGCGACATTGAGGGTGTTCGTGGATCGCTAACTCGCCGTCTTGGTGAATTGCAAGCTCAAGGACAGCCTACAGAGACAACTCAGGAGGCTTTAATGCTTCTTGACAGTAACCCACAGCTATTAAAGCAAAGAGCTGAGCAGGCCGTACAATTAGGCAAGGATCGAGGATTATTTGGCGGTATAGCTCGATCAGCTACAGCGCAAAGAGGTCAGGCAAGAACGGTAAGAAAGGGGGATCAATTAGTTTCCCAGCAAGAAATATTCAATCCAAACACAGGAACGGTTGAGGTTATTGAGACACCTATCGAGGGTGATCTAGTCCAAAGCTCTACTGGCCTTACAGCTCAAGAGCGAATAGATTTGGCTGGCGACAAGCAAAGAGTTGTGGGTGATATTAAGGTTGGGCAAGATATAACCGCGGCTGGCGGAAAAGAGACAGTCAAACTTAACGTTCAAAAAAGATTAAGGCCTCAAGTTGAAAAGGCAATAGTTTTGGCTAAAAAACAGGCTGAGTCGCAAGGCGATACATTTAATGAATTACAGCAAATGAATGCCGCTCTACCTGCAATGAAAGAGGTGGTATCACAATTAAAGGCGCTCACTCCATTGTCTACTTCCACTTTTGGCGGCAAGGCTTTTGATACCGCATCAAAAGAGCTAGGTTTTGGCGCAACTAAAGGCTCGACGGCAAGAGCGAAATATATTGCCATCGTTGATAACGAGTTATTGCCGCTTTTGAGACAGACTTTTGGCACTGCATTTACAGAAGAAGAGGGTAATAAGCTTAAAGCCACTCTTGGTGATCCAGATGCCACGCCAGAAGCAAGAAACGCCCAATTGGATGCGTTTATGGAATCAAAGGAAAGGCAGATAAGAACCAAAGAGAGAGAGCTGGGTGTTGATAGCGCACTTCAGCAGCAGGAAAATCAAGATAAGCCAGCAGGCGGAATTAAATTTTTAGGATTTGAATAATGCCTATAGCAAAAGTTCAGTTAGAAGATGGCCGTATTGCTCGATTTGAGGTTCCGGAAGGCACTACTCAAGAGCAGGTGCTGCAGTTTGCGCAAGAAATGAATGCGCAATCACCTGTATCTGCACAAAATTCACCTCTTCAAGGTATAGAGCAGGAATTAAATCAAGGCATAAGCCCCATGGATAGGCGGCGACAGATCATAACAGAGCTTAGTAGGGTTCAGTCTAGTGGGGACATGTCTGTAATTAAGCCGCTTATTGATGAGCTTAGCTCTATTAGTGAAAATACAGGCGGCGGCATAGAGCAGGTCGTTGAGCCTTTGGCTACTATTGTCAGCTCTGTTGTGGCGGAGCCTATAGCGGGTCTTGCAGGCATCGCTAAGGCGGTAAACCCGCTCGCGGAGCAAGGGGCTGGGGCTAAAGCTGTTGAATCGACAAGAGAGGCGCTAACATATAAGCCGAGAACCCAAGCGGGGCAAGCAGGACTAAATGCTGCGGGCGAAGTATTGCAGCCAGTAGGTGAGGCAATATCAAGCGTTGAGGGTTATCTAGGCGACACGACAATGGAAGCCACTGGCAGTCCTGCACTTGCGGCAGCAATGACTGCATTGCCAACTTTGGCGGGTGAGCTTACAGGTTTGGGGATATTTAACAAAATGAAAAAAGGCACGCGCTTAGTTGTTGACGGAAAGCCAACGCCAGAGCTTAGAAAGCGGTTAGATAAAAAAGGCTTGTCTTTTGAATCGCTATCGCCTGAATCGATAGAATCTATCCCCCCAGTATTTGAGAAAGGCTGGAATTATCGCAGCCCTGAAAAAATGGAAGCGGAGCGGATAGTAAGAAAAGAAATTGAAGGCGGCTCAACTGCTGACGGCCTAGCAAAGTTTAAAGTCGAAGGCGGCATGGTTGTTAATGACATAAAAGCGACTGAGGCGGTAGCCAACGGATTTACAGAAGGCTTAGTACAGTCGGTTAAGATGTCAAACAGCCCCACCAAGGCAAAAATGAATGAAATGCTTGATATTATGGTGGAGGTTAAAAAGAATGAGCGCAAGGGGCTTGATATTCGCCCCAGCGATGTAGCTGGCGACTCCGTAATGAATCGGATTGACGCTATATCAGGTATAGCCGACAGCTCGCGAATAGAGCTTGATAGAATCGCCCGAAAAGAACTGCCTAATTTAAAGGTTGACCCTGACAGGGTCGTTAATCAGCTGTCCGAGTCGCTAGGAAAGCTAGGAATTTCGTATAATGGCGGCGGGGTTCCTGATCTTAAGTTTAAAGGCTCTGATATTTCAAAAGATAGAACGTCACAACGCGTTATCCGTGATGTTGTGGAATTATTAGGTGAGGGCGGCAAGCCTGACGCGCTAAGAATGCACAAGCTAAAACGGCAAATTGATAAGATGCTAGATTATCGCGCGTCATCTTTTGGAGGTTTAACTGACGCAGGGAAGAGTGTTGCGTATGATATTCGCAAGGCTTTAAATGATACCATTAGAGATGTTAGCCCGTCTTACGCAGAAGTAAACGATAAGCTGTCTTTGTCGCTTGGCGCGATTGAGGATATAGACAAGTCTATGGGATCGATTGATATATCAGGCATAGAGGCATCAACAGGCGTAGGGTCGCGGCTTAGAGCATTATTGAGTAACCAACAAGGCAGAGCTGCAATGCAGGCCTCGCTAAATAAACTAGAGTCGGCAACAGAAACATTAGGCGTTAAGTTTGATGACGATCTAAAAGGTTTGGTTATGTTTGCTGATGCTTTAGATTCAAGATATGGAACAACCGCTAAAACATCTTTGGCTGGACAGCAAATACAGGCCGGAGAGCAACTAGCTAGGCAGGCTGCATCAGGAGACACTGCAGGAATAGGTATAAACGTTATTACCGGGGGGGTTAAAAAAGCATTCGGGAAAAGTGATTTTGATGCCACCGAGGCGATGCGCGATCTTTTGTCAGAGTGATCTTACCCATCCAATAAGGTGAAGAAGGGCGACAATCCCAATAATCCCCAATCCTATGGGCGGGGAGATAGCGGTAATAAGTAAAATCATTAATATTTGCATGAATATATATTAGTTTATAAACGAGGTTTAATCAAATGGCTTATGTAGCAATAGCAGGAATAGCGCCACAGTACGAAAACTACCCTAATTGGTGGCTAAAGGCTTACGAGCAAGGCACTACCACACCTTTAGCTATGGCATTAGATGCGGATGGCGTTACCACTGTTTCGAAGCTGGAGCTAGACCTTAATGGTTTTATTAACACCGACGGAAACGCTAAAGTCATACCTTATCTTGATGAGGCTTACGATCTTTGGCTAATTCCAACGGAAGCGGATGCAAATGCAAACGACTTAACTAATGCAGTGCAGGTTGCGGATAATATTGATAATTTTATTAGAACCGTTAGTTTTGCTAATTACGATGATTTAAGAGCTATAGGTAATGATAGTCTAGTAGACGGCCAAACCCTAACAGTCACCGACGAA